AGTTGGAGATTGTCGGTGCTACTCCAGCCGTTGAAGGCGCTCCGCTCGTTGCACCTGTGATATTCGGCGATGGCGAGCCGTTCGTGGTGACAAGTGCAAGCGTGCCGTCATTGGCTTCTGCTTGGCGCTTTGTGATGATCACGGTCGCACCTGAACTGGTGATGACATAGCGAAACGCGATGCTTGAATTTGCGTTCAGCGATGTCGCAATCTTCGCCGCGTATTGTGTCGGCGTGTCACCCGATAGCACTGCCGTTGATCCGCTCGCTGTCACGTCCACGCTCGTGAATGACCAGTCAATGTTACCAGCTCCTGTCGTTGTGCCGACGCAAGTGAGTGTTTCAGATTGCACTGTGCCTGCCGCTGTCAGCCTGCCAATCGTAGCCGTTTGGCTCGCCTGTGAAAGCAGTCCTTGCGGCATGTTGAGCAAGTAGTTCTCAGCATCGGTGAGTGACGTGAATGTCAGCACGCTGTCAAAGCTGACAGTCGTGCTAGATCCACCACGAAAGAACTGATCGAACTGATCAGCTTCGATGTATTGCACCTGCTGGAAGTTCGGCTCAGCCGAGATTTGGAAGTTGGACGTTTCGCTTCTTTGACCGTCGCCACCGGCGAGGTCGTAAGCAATCGAGCCGCGCTGGAGTCGTACGAACATGGCTTATGATACTGCTGCGACTGCAAATAAGGTGACTGGTGCTCCGGCGTTGAATTTACGCTTGGCGCTCATGGTGAGCGTGCCGAGTCGGTTGTCACTCGCTGAGAAGTTGCGCTGCAATTCAGTGACTTGTACCTCTGCGCAGTCGAAGTCCAATCCTCCCACTGTAGTGGTTTTGATTTCGAGTGCGCTCACTGCCAAGTCCTCGCCTGCGCTCAAGTTGTCGAAGAACGTGTCGAAGTCGAGTTGATCGATGCCTGTCGGAATGCATGAGATGTTGCATCCGAGATTGCCCATGCTCATGTCCACCGTGCCGATGCCATCGACAAGCACTGGATTGAGTGAAAGGTCAAAGCTGATCTCAAAGCCTTCTGCACTCATGAATGGATCAAGTGCTCCAAGTGTCGCGGTGTAAGGTGCTGTGTAGATCAAGGACGGATTGAATCCTGTTCCGATGCTCTCGCCTTCTGCGGTCGTGTAATAGTCCTCGATGTTCTGTGGATCGCCGTCTTTCTTGAGTAATCCTGTGAATTGCACTGAGCCGAACGCGGTCTTGGTCGCACTGCACGAGATGGTCGGCATCTGCGTGATCTGAGCGTTCAGAATCGTATATTTTTTGTCAGCCGATACGATGACAAGGTTCTTGTCGGTCGAACCGTAAATGCTGGCACCCATTGCGGTGTTGCCGTGCGGGAAAAGAACCGCGAGCGCCTCGATCTCGCCTACTGGCTCAAATTCAACGACGATGGTGAAGTCGGTTTTTGACTTGCTCACGATGCCATAAGCGTCTGTCTCTTTGTCGAATGTCGAGTTAGTCGTGGTCAGCACTACTCCAGCTTTGGAGTAGAAAGTTTGCGAATCATAGGTGACTTTGCAAGGACCGCGAACGATTGTGGTTCTGTCGAATGTTGGCATGATGGTTTAGCGTGTTGGAGTTGTATTTTGTAGCCCAACTGGGCAGTTGAAAGTGATGATTTGTTGAAGCATCGGAGGTGTTGCATCCTCCTGCATTGAGTCGAAAGTGAGAATGCCGCCGGTGAGTGAATCGCCGTTTGAATCGAGAGGTTTGTGATGGTGCAGAATGCGAGCCACTGCCTCGCCGATCTCTGTTGCGCTTGGCTTCGACATGTTGCCAGCCTGCTGTCTCCAGACGCTTGGAATCTCCGAGCATGTCACCGAGAATGTCGCCGAGTCCATGTATGGTCCAGGCGTGTCGGGTGACGATGCCTCACTCTGCGAAAAGTTGACCATGACGAAGGCGCCTGCCTTGCTCATTGCGTTCTCGATCTCGCGGTCGATGTCCTTGTGGTCTTGCACCAGCACTGGGATAATCGGCACGGTGCGGAAATACGCATGATCTTTCAGCGTCTTTGCCATGCTTTCGACTATCTGACGAATGACGCTCATGGTGATTCTGAGAAGTTCATGACAGCAGCGCCGCCATAACGAAAAGAACTGCCGCTAGTAGCAGCGAATGATTCGGCTCCGGTATCATCGGAATCTGCGTTGTTGTTGGCAAGATCATCGAGATAGCTGTTTGCTTCCTCGACTGCTCTGCGTCGATCATCGCCGTTGAATTCTGCGAGCGATGGATAGGAATCTGTCAGTTCTTGGCGTGAAAGATTGTAGGCGTGCCTGCGCGCACCTGGTGGGACATACAAGTTGGTATTGACCACTGGAGGTAGTCCACGCTTGCGACGTCCTGAGTTGACGCGTGAAGCAATGTCTTGCGCTACGCTCGTGAGGATCTCCTGAGCTTTGTCCTCGGGTGTCGGACATTCAGCAAGCAGACGATTGAACTCCTCAGTTGAGAGTCTATCACGAAGTGCGGAGTATGTTAGAGCGAGCCAAGCCATGATGATTTGAGTTTCAAGAATTTAGGGCGACGGAGGAAACTACCAACTCCGTCGCCCTTTGCACACAAGTTCCAACGGATTAGAACAAAAGCTTGGCGACCATGTTGCCAGTAACAGTTCCAGCCGAGGCGGTCATCGTTTGAGCGATGCGCACATAGCGGCGGGTGTTAGCTGGAACGCGGAAGCGAACCTCTTTGGCAACGATGCCAGAGGCAGTAGCGGTCTGAGTCGTGCTGATTGCTGGATCAACGGCAGCCCATGAAGAACCGTCGGCGCTGTCTTGCCGAGCGTAGGTCACGACTTTGGTGTCGGCGATGCCAGCGGCAGTTGGAGCGGAGAGCGAGAAAACTACTTGCTCGATGTCGCCACCAACTACTTGCTCAAGGTCAAATGCTGCGGTGTTTGCACCAGCCTGCGCGATAGCCACAGTAGAGGTGTAATTCTTGTCTTGAAGGTTACGATTGAATTCGAAGCTCATGATTTGATATGGTTAGAATTAGCTGAGGGTTTCGGTGTCAACGATCGAGTCGGTGATGATGATTGGAACTCCAAAGGATTCCGTTGGCACACCTGGAAGAATGCCGGTGAAGGCTTCCTGCTTGGTGGATGGGGTTGTGTTCCGGCTGACTTGCAACTGGAATGCGGAACGACGTGACATGAGCAAGTGAGTCGGACGCTCGCCAACTGGGAACTTGCTGAGCAGCTCGGCAATCTTGGCGTCTGTGCATCCTTTGCCGCTGTCTGCGGTGAGCTTTTTCAAACGACCGATTGCATGTTTGTTGACGCACTGGAATCCGATCCATGCGGTAAGGTCAGCGATGAATGCTGCGTAGCGCTTAGCGTCGGCATCAACTGCATCGCCTTCGCGGAATGGCGAAAGGTCGAAGGTTGTTCCGTTGCCGTAAACGTATTGAACGCCTGTGTTGCCAGCCTTGATGGCATAGACCGAGGAACCAGTTGCGGAGGTTGTGCCGCCTGCGTCAACCACGATGTCGCTGCCGAGAGCGCTAACCAATGTTTGCAGACCGGCGAAGCCTTTCGAGCTTGCGTTGTCACCATAGATGGTTTGAGTTCCGACGGTGGTCAGAGCAGCGCGCATCACACCCATTGCCTCGATGGCTTGGAGAGCCTCGGCACCGTCCTCATAACCGTAAGCAACAGCCTTATCGACTTCAACGCGAGCGGAGAGAATGAAGCACTCAACGAGACGCTCAGTGAAGTTGGATTTGGTTGCGTCCGTGCCTTCGTTGGCTTGACGGAATGCAACGCTCGGACGACTGTTACGGGTCACTGTCTTGTAGGACGTGCCGCGGATCGTGCGAGCTGGGATGGTTGTCACCTCGGGCGAGGCACTGGCGACTTCCTCAATCAGACCGACGATGGGATCATGTCCGTTGAGCTTGGCAAGGTCTAACAGAGTTAGGTTGTTTGGCATAGTATTGTTTGTTTAGTGAGATTGGTTTTGAGCTTTGAAGGATGCTTCGACGAGTGCGAGTCCTTTGAGTTCGGTTTGTTTGGTGCCTTCTTCAGCTTTACCGGCGAGAACGGTTTCGCCGTTGACTGGCTTGGCTGGGATGGCGTTGAGAATTTCGACAGAGTTCTTGTCGGCTTTGATTTGTGCCTTCCAGAATGACTTGGCTTTTTCATCTTGCGGAGCGATGCGACCAGCTTTGACTGCTTCCTCGATCACGCTGTCAGCAGCTTTGTCCTCGATTTCAGCGAGAGATGCTTTGAGCGTTTCAACTTCGCTGGCGAGTGCGTCACGCGATGCAACAACTGTTTCAAGCTCGGTCGCATGGTTGGCAGCAGCTTGCACTGCGTCGGCTTCCTTAGTCATGTAACCAGCTTCGATCTCAGCGATCTTGCTTTTCATGGCTTCGATTTCGAGCTTAGCAATTTCCATTGCTTTCTCCGGGTCAACATCCTCGGCAACAAGACCGAGTTCGATTAGTGGTTTGATGTCCATATTGGTTTCGTTGTATGATGCGGCGATTTTTTCCATCGCCTCGAATGCTGGCTCGTTAACGAGCGAGCCGATCTCACCATGAGTCGGCAGACCTGCTGGCGTGCCGTTGGCGAGTAGAAAGTTTGGCGAGAAGTAGGAGTAGTCCTTGCCTTCGACGGCGCTCTTGCCTGCTTGTGTCCATTCGATGTCTAGCACAAGCCCAACGCCCGTTTCATAGCGGAACTCTTTGGGAATGAATGATGCAGGACCGGCTTTGTGATCGAAGCCAGCGAATGGTCGCACGTTGCGAGATTGGCGAGCAAATAAAGCGTGTGAGAAGGCAGCGAGGATCGACTCATCGACCTTGACCTTGCGCTTGGCAGGTTTGCCGTTCACAGTAGCATGGATCTCATGCTCACCCTCAGGGAGATAAACAATGCTCTCAGCCAAAGCTTCCACTTCGGTCTGGAATGATGCACTGATGATTTCGTTCGCCATTTCGAATAGAAGATTACCACTCGATTCTGGCTTGTAATTGCTTTTTTTTAAGTAGCACCCTCGACCTGTGCGATGATGCTTTCAAGCGCTCCATTCGTGAACGCATCGAGATATGTTTTCTCAGGTGGCAGAGCGTTTTGCCATGGCTTCTGCGTGATTGATTTCTTGAGCACGAACACCGGCTTAATACCAGTCGGAGAGTTCTCATCTGCTTGCGCTAGCACACCCTTGACCGCGAATAGTGGGGCGATTGTTCGGCTGTATGTCCGAGCTGTCAGACCGTGCGCTTCTGGCACGATTGGGATGGTGAGGAACTTTGCACGTCGTGCTGTGATCGTGCCGCCGGTGACCTTGTGCGAAAATCCGATGGCACCTTTGCTGCGCAGTGTCACGCCTGATCCGCTAGCCCCCATGATCGACCACGAGCCTGCCACTTTTCGCCACCACTGCGTTTTCTTGCGTCCCGGTCCATGAGTCGGAAGCGATGGATTTTCCCAAAGCTTCGATCCGTTCATGTTGTAGTATTTTTCGACGACTTCCAACGCGTCCTGCGCTCCAGTCATCACAGCGATCTTGCGCACCGATGCCGATTGTAGGCGGATCATCGACGCCTTTACTGGGTCGAGTCCCGTCGCTGTGATTGTGATTTTCATAGTTCGCGTTCCAGTGATTTGACGATTGCCGCGCCGATCTCATTCTCCAGCGACGTTTCAAGCGCTCGTTTGTCGAGCATGAAAAACAACTGCGGAATGCGTTCGATGACTTGCTCAACTTCGATCTGAAATGCGCCTGCCGTCATGCGATAGCTTTTGTCGATCAAGTCGGCAAAGATCTGATCTATCGGTGCGAGCCATTGCCCCGCAACTTCTCGCATTTCCTCATCGGTCATTTTCGATTTGTTTGAGCTTTGCGTTTGCCCACTCTCTGCCAGCATCGCCGCCCCAGCCGTTCCATGCCTGCCAGCCTTTGCCTTTTTCGTCCCATGTCTCGCCCTTCTTGTCGATCTCATGGCGAGCAAAGAATGATACCATGCGCTTGACTGTCTCAGCCGATAGCTCAGAACGATTGGAAATGTCCCGTGCTCGTGCGATGCCGACCGATGTCATACCGCGCTCTGATGCTGGCTTCTGCCTGCGGATTTCGAGAGCGTCCTGCGCTGCCTTCGCCATGTCCTCGGTCGGTCTAAAATCGATGTCAGCGCGTGCCGCCTCGGTGATCTCTGGCAGCAATGGAAGCGGATCTTCGACCTCTCCAAATAGTGCCTCGCCCTCTTGAGGTTCTTCGACTCCGAGTTCGTTGTAGATCCATTTGTTCGATACCGGTAGACCGATGTCCTTCGTGACGATCTTGATGCGCTCAGCGATTGCCTTCTCATCCTTCGGCTTCGGAATCACGATTTCAGCGTATGGCATGTCCTCGCTGGCAATGCCTGCGCCGTAATTCATACGAACGATTGAAGGGATCAACTGAGTCGTCACGACCTGCCCGATCCATGTCGCGACCGCTTGCAGAATGTCGCCTCGGACCGTTGCATGCACGTCGCCCAGCGCTCGGCTTCCGCTGCTGCCCACGTCTGTAGTCAATGTCTGACCCAGCATGAGAATGTCGCACGCTTTGTCTGACTCGTTCATCAGCGCGACCTGTGGCAGCGATTCGCCGCCCTTGATGCCGTCCATGATCGAGAACTTTACCCCGGGTCCTGTGACCGCGTAGCCGCTGGTGCCGATGTTCTCCAGCATCTCCTGCGCCTTCATCATCGCTTCATCGCTGCCGTCCGTCTCAGCGTGTCGCCAAGGGATCGAGTAGAGCTGCGCGTATTGCATGAACCAGCCGAGACCATAGATTGCACCGAGCCAGAACTTGGTGAGAGCGCGAAGGTTTGCAGAATGGATCGGATGACAGCCGCCTTGCTGCCAGATGGCGATCAGGAACTTGTCAGGTGGGAAGTCGATGAGCGTGTCATAGTTGACGCCGTTCGGTGCCATCATGAGCCGGTCGATCTCATTCGATGCCGATGGATAGGCGAGATATTTCGCAGGAACTGGAGCGTAGCAGCGCGGTGAGACGATTCCGTTCTCGGTGTGCCAGATGATTTCGACCACGCTGATTCCCTTGGCGTATGCGTCGATCAGCGCACGCATCATGCCCTTCGTATCGAGTTCCCAATGGCTCGGACGTGGTGCATACGATTCAAGCGCTCGTTCGACTGTCTCGTAGATCTGCAATGCCTGCGGTGTTGGCTCCTCGGCACCTTCGCGAATACCTGGCTTGATCTCGATCTGCAATGACGTGACGTTACCGGCGATCTCATTGATGCACTTGCGCAGACGCGACCAAGAATCGACCATCATGCGGAAGAGTCGATCTTGATCCTCCAGCTTGCCGGTGCGCACGTTGCGTAGAATGCTGCGCACTTGCTCTGGAGTCACGTTGGCAAGGTCATAG